CTGACAATCAATGCCAGAGTAACTACTGTAAGATGGTTCTTGACTATGGACGCAAAAAATCGCAATCAAGACTTAGATTCAGCATTGACAATCCTCGGTAGTGCTAAAGATATCACTACCATTACTGGCGTTTGGCAACGCCAGTTTGATTATACAGTCATAATAGACAACGATAGAGTTATCTATGAAGGCGAGTATAGATTCACAAATTTAGCATAAGGAAAAAAATAATATGGCTTTCATATTTCCAGCACCAGGCGTAGAAAATGTAGAAATGACATTGGCTATTCGTGTAACTGGTGACACTTCCGGCTTGTTGGTTCCAGCAATACAAGATATTACTGTAAATGCCGCAACGGATGTATTCACTTGGACACAGTTAGACTCAGAGTCAAAACTACAGATCCCAACAACAGCAACAAACAGTTTAGATATGAACTTAGTTCTTGATCAAGTTAAATTCTTTGGCACAGGCACAGGCACAGATGTGGCTATCAAAGAAGGTATTTTTGGTCTAAGTCAAAACAAACGAGCAGTTGATTTCACTCTTTATATGGGTGATACAAGCACAGGCACAGCAGGCAAAACCCTAACAGGTGTTGCTTACATTACTGGCTTGGCTCCAACTGTATCAGCAGACGCTCCTGTCTGGGTATCACCAGTTACATTAACTGTAACAGGTAACTACACAGTAGCATAATTTCTCATAGGGATGGGAAGACACTAAGCACCTTCGGGTGCTTTTTGTTTGGCGAAACTTTGTATAAATAACAAGTAGGAGATATTATGATATTTGATGACAAAACTGAAGATGAGATATTTCGCAGTATAGAAGGTGAAGTCGCTAAGGCTTTATCCGAACTAAGATGTGCCAAGAGAGACTTGGAACAAGCAGAAGTAAGAATGAAATTTGCATTAGCAACTATTCATTACTTAAAACAAAGATATGAGGATATGAAATGAAATTAACACAACTAAGCAAGAAGCCTGAACTGGTCAAAGTTGAACTCACGGATGAAGAAACCATTAAAGAATATGGTGAGAGTTTAGAGTTCTGGATCTACGACCGCACAGGTATGGATGTATTCGTAAAGATGGCCACTATGAAAGGTGAAGACTTTGGTGATATGGTTGAGATTGTAAACAAAATGATTCTTGATGAAGATGGCACACCCATTGTCAAGGATGGATATCTATTACCCAGTAATATTTTAACTAGAGTAATAGGTAAGGTAGTAGAAACACTGGGAAAGTAACACAGGAAGACTTGGATCCCGAAGGCGTTGAAATGAGTATGCTGTTAAGCATAGATGCACTAGGGAAGCGTTATAGTTTATTGCCCAGCGAAGTAATGTCCAAGGCTTCCACATTTGATTTAGTAGTATTAGATGCCGCACTGGGATATCAAAACTATATTCAGAATCAGGCAGAAGGTAAGAAAGCACCAGTTAAAGCCAGTCAAGAAGACTTGATGGCAGCAATGGAAAGGGTCAATAAAAAAGATGGCACTAAACTTTAATATGAATGAAATAAGTAAAATGTTTGATGAGGCAGAAAAAGTCGCAAAAACATTACCTAAAGAAGCCTATGACTATTTTGTTGACAGCACACCTATACGCACAGGCAATGCTCGTCGCAGTACACGCCTGCGTGGCACTACCATTGATGCTAACTATGCTTATGCTGAACGCTTGGATGAAGGTTATAGTCGTCAAGCACCAAAAGGTATGAGCGAGCCCACTGAAAAGTTTTTACAAAAACGCATAGATAATTTAATAGGGAAGATCAAATAATGGCAAACTTAGCAGTCACACTTGAACTAGATAGTCAAGGTTATATTCGCAATATTCGTGCCGCAGATAGTGCTACACAATCATTTGCCAAAGATGCTACATCAGCAACTAAAGATGTTGACACAGCTTTTAGTGGTTTAACCGCACAAACAAATAAGTTGCTGACAGGAATGACACGACTTAAAACTGCGTTGATAGGTGCGGCATTTGGTGCATTTGCTCGTAGTGCCATTGGTGCCGCAGATGCCATCAGTGATCTAAGCAAGGCCACTGAACTTAGCGTTGGTCGTATCATTGAATTACAAGCGGCTTTACAAGCATCTGGTGGTGAAGCAGGCAATGCCGGTAAGTTAGTTACTGAATTTTATAAAAGTATAGAAGAAGCCGCAGGAGGTAGTGATAAAACACAAGAAGCCTTAGGTAGATTAGGTGTCAGTCTTAAAGACCTAGGCACTAAGAATACAGCGGATTTATTAGATCAGACTATAAAAGGTTTTGAAAATATTAAAGATCCAGCACAACGAACTGCCGTAGCAATTCAATTATTTGGCAAGAGTATGCAGGGTGTTGCTCCAGAAGATCTTGCGGCAAAGATGGAAGATCTTCGTGGTAAGTTCAATCAACAAACCGATGCTGTTAACAAAGCCGCGGAATTAAATGACAATTTTGCCGAAGCAATGAACAATCTAAGATTGGCATTTTTAACAATTTCAACACCAGTTGTTGAATTTATTAATTCCGTTAGCAAAAACAAAGCCGAACTAGAGTCAATGATTTCAGTGTTAAAAGGGCTTGCTATTGTATTAGCCGCAGTATTTGGTATGACCATACTAGGTCGTGCCGCAACAATTCTTGGCAGTATTGCTCGTGGCTTGGCAGCCATCCCAACATTATTTGCCAGGATTGCCGCAACTGGTAGTGCAACATTTGCTGTGAATGGTCCATTAATGGTAGCACTTAGAGCCGTGGCAAAATTAATAGGTTTTATTGGAGCAGGCGTAGGTGCCGCTCTTGGATTAGGTGTGATGGGAGGTAATGATGGCGGTGAAGCCACCGGTGGATCTACACAACCAGGTACAATGGGTGCATATAGAAGTCGTGCCGAAAGCACAAGCCCTGTTAGAGCAGTTGAAACAGGTAAAGAACTTCAAGGACAACTTAACGCTGTTCAAGGTCTAGCTGATGGTTATCGTAGAGCCGCACAGGCTAATATGGATCGTTATACCACAGAAGTTGAAATGTTAGGCAAGAGCAAAGAAGAACAAGACATTATCAAAGGTACAGCAGATATTAATAAACGCTATGCTGATCAAACTGCAGCCTTAGAAGAAAAGCGTAAAGGTGCCAAAGGTGCAACTCTTGCTTTAATTAATAAAGAGATTGCCAACTTAAAAGATTTACAAACCAGCGAACTAGATATATTCAATATTACTCGTGAACAAACTCGTGAATATGCTAGACAGCAACAAGAAGTTAAAAACATTCTTGATTATATGGAGCAAATGGCTCAATATCAAGCAGAGATAGCCGGCTTCCAAACACAACAAGATAGCGCAAGAGTAAGTGCATTTGAACAAGTTAAAGCACAGGCAGATGCTTTAGAATTAACATCACAACGAGAACAATTTGAAAAGAGTATTCAAAATCTTCGTGGTAGTGATCAGGAAAATATTAAAAAGTTGTTTGACTTAGAGCAACAACGCAAAACACAGTTAGAAGCCATACAGAAAATACAAAACTTACCATTTGAAGGTGTTGGTGGTATGAAACAGCGTATGCAAGAAATCAATGACTTGTATGATCAGCGTCGTGTTAAGATTGAAGAAACAGCAGCCGCAACAAAAGCAGAACAAGAAAGTTTTGCATATGGTTGGGCCAATGCTGGTGAGAAGTTTCGCAACAATATCAAAACAGATGCTGAATATGCCGCACAACAATTCAGTAATTTTACCAAAGGCTTTGAAGATGCGTTTGTCAAGTTCGTTCAAACTGGTAAGTTATCAATCAAGGATTTGGCTAACAGTATGATTGCTGACTTTGCTAGAGTGCAAGCACAGAAAATGTTAGCAGGATTATTTGGCGGTGGAGCAGGCGGTGGATTCTTAGGCGGCATAGGTAAGATATTTGGATTTGCCAATGGCGGTATGCCTCCAGTTGGTCAGGCCAGCATTGTAGGCGAGCGTGGTCCAGAACTATTCGTTCCACAAAGCGCAGGCAGAATTATTCCTAATCACGCATTAGGTGGCGGCGGCGGACAATCACAGGTTATTAACAACGCAGTGACATACAGCATCCAAGCAGTTGATGCACAAAGTTTCAAAACACTGTTAGCCCGTGATCCAGAATTTTTACATAATGTCAGTGAACAAGGGCGTCGTAGTATGCCAATAAGGAGTAGAAGATGAGTTTACAAGATATAGTTGACACAGCGGTTAATGTTGAAGTTAACCGAAGCAAGTTAGTGGCACAAACAGTAAGTCGCAGTGGTAGGATCAGTGTTGCCAGTCGCAACTGGGCAAATCCATTTAGATTTGTAGTAACACCTAAACCTGTTTGGACTGCCGCAGAATATAGAGAAGTATTTGAACCTTTGTTTGACAATGATAGATATCAAGCACATGGCATGCTTCTTAATAACATTAATTTTTCTACTGGCGGCGCAACATTAGGTAATAGTTGGATGGTTCCTTATCAAGGATATGTTGTTCCTGGCAATATTGGTTATTTAGATGGTTATCAAACTGGCACAGGTTCAACTGGAACAACATTAGTATTAGAATACACTGGTTCAAGTATAACAAGTCCAACTACAAAATATATTTTTAAAAGTGGAGATTATGTTCGTCCATGGGATGGCACAAATAACACATATTCATATATTGCTACAAATGATGTGCAAGTGCCTGTAGAAATAACTGGAAAAACTGGCACTGTTGTTGCACCTGGAGTAACAGTAGTGTCTAATCCAAGGCAAGCTGGAAGTTCAGGAAGACAATATTATACAAGATATACTGCCACAACAACAAGAACTGCTATCACTGTGGCATCAACTACAGGATTAACTGTGGGACAAATTATCAGTAAAACCAGCGGCAATGCTGTATTGGGTTCAGTGACTTATATTGCTAATATTGATAGTGCTACACAAATTAGTATTATCAGCACCAGTAATATTAGTTTAAGTGCTGGAGCAAGTATAACATTTACTGGCACTGGTTATGATGCCACTGCTGTAGACGATAATTGGAATGTAGTTATACCTATCCATAGAGGATTGATCTATCCTATTCCGGCTGCCGCAGGAGTTCTTACAGGAGCAGTGGCCGCAAACTTTAATGTTATAGTCACAAAACTACCGCAGATTAGATATCTACCTGGACAACTTGTAGAACTAACCAGCGATTTGGAATTGATTGAGGAAATACTATGACAACAACTATTGCTGCAGTAGACACAGAACGCAGTATTGAATATGGTGTTCTCATTGATCTAACACTGATAGCAATCAATCCTACAACTGGTGCCAGCGGCACAGGATCAACGGCTACAATAACCTTTGCCGCACAAGCAAGTAGTCCATTTGTTGTAGGTGATACTATCACAGTCAGCAATATGGTTCCCACAGAATATAATGGAACATTTGTAGTAACGGCAGCAACAACAAGTAGCGTAAGTTATGCCAGCACGGCCACAGGTAGTCAAACACAGGCAGGTGTTATCAGCATAACTTATTATATCAGCAACTGTTATAAAGCAGTTACTCATAACAGTAAAACTTATCAAGCACTGGCAGGATTCTTAACAATCAGTGAAATACAAAACAATATTTCAAATGCCAATGATGAAGTGCAGGTAAGTCTAAGTGCTATACCTTCAGCTTATATTGCCGCAGTATTAGGCACACAGATCAAAGGCGGAGATGTAAACATTTATCGTGCATTCTTTGACTACAATACACAGGAAGTTATTACCAATCAAGTTTATAAAAGGTTTGCAGGTATAGTCAGCAATTTCAGTGTACAAGAAGACATAGAAACAGTTGCTCAAGATATTGGAGTTACACATACTATTACCATTATTGCGAGTAGTATTATGGGTGTGTTAGAAAACAAAGTTAGTGGACGCAGAACAAATCAACAAGACTATCAAATATATTACACCGAAATTGATAACAATAACTATGCCTTTGATCAAAGTATGGACAGAGTTGATACATTGTTTAATCAAAGTTTTGACTTTGGTAAACCATACACAGGCAAAGCAGCCAGCACAGTAGATGGTGGCGGAGGCAGCGGCGGTAATATTGGCAACAGCGATAATCAAACATCAGGCGAAAGATATTAAGCAATGATAAGATTAGCCACACGCAGTGATATAAATTTAGTCACAGACTTATTGGTAGAGTTTCTGCTTGAAACAAGTTATAACAAACACACTGATGCTATTAACAGAGAACATATCAAAAAACTTGTATTCACAGTTATACATCACGGTTATATTTGGCTATATTTTAATGAAGAAGTAGCAATAGGATTGTTAGTGGCAGTTAAAGAACAGAATATATGGATGCCAAATAAAACCAGTTTGCGTGAATTAGTTTGGTTTGTGCGTGAAGAATACAGAGGCACCTTAGGTGCTGGACGCTTGTTTATTAAATTCTGTGAGCAGGCTGAAAAACTATTAAATAACAATGAGATACAAGGTTATTTTACAACTCGTATGACAACAACACGAGATTATGATTTAGAATCCAGAGGTTTTAGATTGACTGAAAAGTTATACATAAAGGATTGATGATATGCCAGCATTTACAGCCGTAGGAGCCTATGTAGCAGGAACGCTATTAGGATTAGCAGGCACAGCCGCATTGGTTGTTGGAGCAGTTGTTGCTACAGGTGCCGCTTATGTGACATCTAGAATTATAAATGGCAATCAAAACAAAGGCAACAATAGTGCAGCCACACAAGGTGGACGCATACAAGTTCCTCCTGCAACTAACAATAAGATTCCTGTGGTCTATGGCAGTGCTTATGTTAATGGTATTATCACTGATGCTAGACTAAAAAGTATTGGCGGAACGAACAATGATACAATGTATTATTGTTTGGTGTTAAGTGAATATACAAATAACTTAACAACAACACCTAGTTATGGATTAGAAAGCGTTATATGGAATGATTTACGCTTAACACCTGTTGATGCTACTACAAACGCACACAAAGTCAAAGATGGTAGAAAAGTAGTTGATGGTGCTATTGTTGCACCTGGTAGTTTCGTTGTTGGCACAACTTATGTTATTACTAAAAGAGGTAATACTAATTTTATAGCCTTAGGTGCACAGACAAATAACATTGGACAAATATTTACAGCAACAAGTGCGGGAACAGGGGGAGAAACTGGTAGAGCACAGGAAGAAGATTTTATTAACACAGATTTTATTGTTGATAATAACAGTCTAGTTGAACTGCGTGTTTATGCTGGCGGTAGCGCAGCCACTGATCAAATCTATCCACCACAAAGCACCGGCAACACAACACCTGCTTATACATTTTGGGGCAATAATGATAGCAGTTGGGGCAGTGCTTATCAGATGTCTGGACTAGTATTTGCCATTGTTAAAATGACTTATGCTACAAATGGATTTACAAGTTTACCCAATGTCACATTTCAATTAGCCAACAATGTAGCAAACCCTGCTGATGTTTGGTATGACTATATGACCAGTGTGCGTTATGGTGCTGGTATTCCTGCTGCCGACATTGATTCTACAGCAAGAACTGCTTGGTATAATTACTGTGCTGAAGACATTAACTACACCAGTGCAAACTTAGATCCTGCAGGTGGCACAGGCACCGCTGATCAAATTACTGAGCGTTATCAAATTAATGGTATTCTAGATACAAGCAATCAAGTTAAAACAAACATAGATACTATTTTACAAAATGGTGGTGCTTGGATGAGTTATAATGTTGCCACAGGATTATGGAGTCCTGTGATTAAGAAAGCGGTTACAGCAGGTATTCCTGGAGATGCTACAACTTATTTTACTGCAAGTAGAACAGGAACAACATTAACTGTTACAGCATTTCCTAATGGTAGAATTGAACAAGGACAAGAACTTTATAACAGTGCTGGAACATTGATTGGAACTATTTCAGCACAACTTGCACCCACAGCAGGAGAAACTGCTGGACAAATTGGTAGATATACAACATCAACAAGTGGTGTAATAACAACAACAACATTTTACACAATAGCACCTAGTTTATTATCATTCAGTGATGATAACATTATTAGTGGCATTAACATAAGTTCAACAAGATTAGAAGACTTATACAATCGGGTTGAAGTAGAGTTCTATGACAAGTATAACAAAGATCAAAAGGCTTATTATAGAACAACTGTGCCTAATTTACAGTTAAATCCTAATGAACCTGTAAATGCACTAAGAATGAGCTTGGATTTATGTAACAACAGCATACAAAGCGATTTACTGGGACAAATTGAACTGCGTCAAAGTCGCGATGATTTAGTCATTGAATTTACCAGCAATCATTATGGTATACAAGCACAGGCCGGAGATGTCATCAATGTCACCAGTGACTTGTATGGCTGGGCACCTAAACCGTTTAGAGTAATGCGTGTTAAAGAACAGGAAACTGAAGAAGGTGGATTGGTAGCACAGATACAAGCATTGGAATACAATCCTGACGCTTATACCATTGAATCTATCAGTGAATTCTCTACAGCGGCAAATATTGGTATTGGTAATTTAATTAGTAGTGTTGGTTTACCTCCACCACAAACTCCAGTTATTACTAATACAAATCCAACGGCCAGTGTGCCTAACTTTACATTCAGTGTTGATATTCCTGCAACAGGCGGACCATTTGATGAAATAGAAATATATTACACAGAAGGATGGGATCCAAATAGCGTAACTGGTTGGATTGATAATAACAGCACACCTGGCACTTACAGCGGTGTTGCTGGAACTATTATGACTGTTACTTCTGTGACTTATAATAGTATCAATGTTGGTGATTATTTTGACTTGGGTGGAGTTACAGTTGTTAATCAACTTACACAGACAACAATACCAACTAAGACATTTGTCAGCGGTGGTGCTGTAGGTGCATTTACATTTGTTATTAACGATAATACTGGAAGTGTTGTTGTTATAGGACAAAAGCCCACAGGCACAGGTATTCCCAGTGGTGCTATGGTTGTAGGTGTTAGTGGAACAACTGTGACATTAGATAAGGCATTTACAGTTCAAGCCACAGGCAATTATGATTTTACCACAGCAGGTGGAACAGGAACTTATACTGTTAACATAAGCACGGCTGCAAATGGCACTGATGATTTATTTGATCAACCTCTGGACACTGATTTTATATTTTTGAAAAATAAACTGCCTGATGGTAATGCCACAGCATTTACCAGTCCTTCAACAGTGAGTATTCTTATTGTAGAGTTGCCTGCAAATAGTCAAACATTTCGTAGATATTTCTTAAAATCAAGATTGGGCAATAAGAAAAACTTTGGTAGATTTAGTCCAAATGTGCCCATTGATTTAGATGGTAATGTAAGCTGGAATCCAAATCCTAGTGCTAATGGTGGTCCAGGTATATTTGGAGACATTGAAATTGCTGTTGAATCGCCAACAACTATATCAGTTACTGGTGATAATAATTTTATCACAATATCACAGACATCAACATCAACCAATGTTCCACAGAATGGCCTGCGTATTAGTGTAGAAAGCACAGGAACACCTGCCGCAGGATTTGGCACTAACTTAGAATTTGAAATTGAAACAGCTCCAGGTGTAAAAAAGCAAAGTGGATTGATAGAATGTGCGTTAACAGATGTAAGTTCAGGCAGTGAAGATGCTAAACTAGAATTTACTTTAATGACTGCTGGCAGTGAAACACCCAGTGTAAGTCCACAATTAGTATTAGAAAATAATGGTAATTTAACAACTGTTGGACAATTTATTTCAACGAAAGCAAATAGTGCTACAACAGGTGGAGGACAGATATATCTAAATGGCGCCACAGGCAATCGCATTGATTTTAATGTAAATGGTCTTGCCGCCCCAGCTACAACTACAAGAAGTGTTGGCACTAAAATGGTATTATATCCAAGTCTAAGTGCCAGTTTAGTTGATTATGCCATAGGCACTAATTCAAATACTATATGGTTCAGTCTTGATGCTAACAATTCTGGAAAAAGTTTTCAATGGTATGGTGGCACAACAGAAATAGCCAACTTAAATGGCGTAGGTGATTTACAAATAGATGGTGACTTAACTGTCACCGGCAATGATATTAAATCAAGTAGTGCCACAGCAATTACTCTAAGTGGATCAAATGTAGTAGTAGCAGGTGATTTAACTGTTACTGGTGGCGATATCATAACACCCGCAACTACATTTAATATAAAATCTAGTTCCACTGCCACACATACATTAAATTTAGGTTGTGATGCTTTTGCATCAAGTGCTGTTAAAACTATTAATATTGGTAATGGCGGCGATGCAACTAATACAACTAATATTACCCTAGGTGATACAGATGGATTGGGTGGTATCTACGCATATAATGCTCTACTTTTATATAAAAACTTAGTATTTCAAGGCAGCACTAGTGGTAGTATAACTTTATCCGCTGGAACAACTCCTGCAAATCAAACTTATAC